CTGTCCTATGCACCCACAATTAGAACCAACTTGTCTTATAGAAAATGTAAATGGTGGTCCTACAAATTGCATTACATAAGCAGCATTGTCCGTTACAATAAAAGTATAGTCTTTACCTTTTATTGCTCCTACTATTTTTGTGCCTGAGTCTAATCTAAATGTACCTGCAGTGTTTACTGATGTAGGAGTATAATCAGTAATATCTTCTTGGTCAGAAAATCTTATAAACATTTTATCTTGAGTACCAGGGCTACCTATAGTTGTTTCTGTTCCTAACATTATTAGGTGTCTATCTCGATCTGAAACCAAAGACATTACTGATGCAGTGGGAGCATTCGATATTATGACTGCTCTAGTGTTTAATGCGTTAGAGTTAGAATTAATAGGATTCCAAGAAAAAGATTGTCCATTTTTTATTGTAGCAATAAGTTGTTCACCAAAATTATCTAATGACCACGAAGCAGGATCTACTGTTAATGTTTGAGACAATGATTCAATTCCCCATCCTGTGAAGACTTCAACTCCTGCTCCACTTGCATGTGCACTTCTCGTACCTGCAGCAGCCCTTGTGATTCCTGTTAAATCATTACTGGATATACCAGTGTAAGAAATAAATTCAGCTCCTACTTTAATAGTTCCTGTTGAAGGAAAACCTGAAGTCGATGTAAGTGTTACTGAAGTGCCTGAACCTCCAGTTCCTGCAGTGTCGTCCTGTAGTAGTCCATTAAGAGTGCTAAATACTTGTTGTCCACCACCCCAAAGACCTGTGCCCCATCCAAATCCGAATGTTGAACCTAACGCTCCTGGTTTTATATATGGTGTAACCGTAGCAGAACCAGATCCGTTGACCGTTGTCCCTGCTGCGCTAGCCATTGTAATAGTAAACTCATCACTACCGGGAACAGTTACTACTTGAAAAGGGTTAGTTGTAAAATTTGCTGCAGTATATCCCGCTCCTGTTGGGGGAGTCACTGATGAAAAAAGAAATATGTCTCCTGGTTCTAAACCATGTGCAGGTTTGTTTACAGTCACTGTTGCTGAGGTGTTGACAGTATCAAAGGTACAGCTTGTAAGGGCTGTGCCTAAAGGAGTAATATCAAAAAAAGCTCCTTCATAATAAATTATCAATACTTTATTTGTTCCTATAGCAGCATATTTTCTACCATCTAGATCAGCCCAAATAAATTGTTCTCTTGCTGCGCCTACAATAGTGCTTTCTAATAGTTGTTCCCAACCTCCGATTTTTTCTGGTAATCCATATCTAAATCTAACAAAATCACCATCAGTCCATTTACCCTCAGCACCTGTTTGGGTAAGTTGTTTATTGAATCCTGGGGCTATATCTACTTTTGTTAATGGCATACGGTATTATATCATAATTATTGGTTTCTATCTATTATACTAGTTGGCATATAAACATACTTAAACTCTGAGTTATCTACAGTATATTGTAAAAAGTTTTCGTTTTCAACTATGGGAAACCCCGCTAAATTAAAAGATGTGTTTAGTAAGATAGGAACATTAGTTTTATCATAAAAATATTTTATTAAGTCATAATAATTTGAATTATCTGTTCTTTTTAATGTTTGAACTCTACATGTATTATCTACATGAACAATAGAGGGCACCTCTTGAAGTGCCTTTTCTTTAGCTTTTACAGCAAATGACATATACGGACTTTCTCTTAAAGAACCAAAATTAAAATAATCATGAGCATGCTCAAGAAGAATAGTGCCAGCTAAAGGTCTCCACCATTCCCTTTGTTTATATTTATTTACTATATTTTTTGCATCCTTATTTCTTGCATCGAATAAAATAGATCTATTTCCTAAAGCTCTTGGCCCCCACTCACTATGATTTTGAAAAATAACTAAAGGTTTTTGTTGTAATAATATTTCAACTGCTTCTTCTTTTTTATTTATATATGTCATAATATAACGCTGCTCCGATAGCTGTACCTGCATCATGTGGTATTGGATCTACAAAAAAATTCAAGTCTGGGTATTTCTCTACATATTTGAAATTATTTGAACAATTTAAAAAATAACCCCCAGATAATAAAATATTATTATTTATTTGTTTTGCTTGCTCTATTAATTGACATGTTTCTTCAAAAGTTTTTTCTTGAGCTTTTTTTGCAATCTCTACTTTATTGTAATCTAAATTATATTTTTTTTCACAATATCCATAAGAAGAAAGCCCCATAACTTTTCCTGCAGAATGTCCGTCTTTATATCCTAAACTTGCACACGCTTTATCAAACTCAATTCCTCCAACACTCATATCTGAAAATTTATTAAAATATCCTTTGATATATTTTAATTTTATCATTGAATTTTCTTGATCCCCAATTACCATATTACTTCTCCAACGTGTATGATGTTTGTAAATAGGTTTTATATTTTTTTTATTAATGTAATAAATTGATTGTATTTCTTGATAAGGTATATGAAGATTACAAGCTCCTCCTCCATCTACAACAATAGACACAGCTTCATTAAAATCCGAAAAATAAAAAGAAGAAATTGCATGATATAAATGATGTTCTTTTTGGTTAAAATAAAATGGCGGATTATCTAATTGATTTTGAAGGTTTTTTATTATTTTTTGATCGTCACATAAAGTGTAATCATAATTACTTCCATAAGAAGCATAACAAACAAAGCTTGGTTTAAAATTTATTTTTTGTAAAATAGATTGATATATTTCAGGAGGAGGGCCTACATCATAATCTTTAATCCCAACAAATCTTTCTTCGTTATAAAAATCAATAATTTTTTCGTTTTCATAAACACATATAGAAGGATGATGAGAAATATTTACAGATAATATTTTCATAATAAATTATTACGAATTATCTTTATCTATTCCCTCTATTTTAGAATAATAATCAGAAGGCTTATTTTGTAATTCTTTATTAAAGTTTGCATTAAACTCTGCTACTATTTTTACTAAATTGTTTCCAAAATGCCTTAACGATTCTGCTGTCAAAGTAATTTTTCCTTTATTAACAATTATCTTTTTTTCTTCTTCAGAAAATACTATGTCACAAGAACCATCTTTGAATTGATTAAATTTCATTTATTCATCCCCCATAATAATCTTTTGTCTTTCCAGTATTCTTTATTTTTACCATCTGCATCTACATAATGTAAAAAAACTTGTGCGTGCCAATCTCCTTCAAATTCTTTTCTCCAGTGTTCAACTTCACATCCAAGATAAATAACTGCATCACCTTTTTGTAATTCAATTTCTCTTTCTCCAATAAAAATAGGCCATGGTGTGCCGTCAGAACCAATCATGACTGTTACACTAATTTCACATGAAGGTCTATCTTTATGTTTTTTTAAATCAGCAAATTTTGTATACATCCTCCAATAAGAATAAGTTGGATGTAATTTTAGATTAGTTTCTTTTTCCATCAAATCAAATTTAGTCAATAGTAAAGACTCCATAATAGGATCAGCGTAAAAACTTGTATCTTTATTAACACTTTGATGCATGTCAAATTCTGTAATATTTAATCTATGTTTTATAATTACATACTTGTTAAATAATTTTATTTCTTCTTCTGTAAGAAAATTTTTTACAATTTTATATTTTGTATCTTTTATAGTGCCCATGATACTATTGAAAATCTTGTTCCCTTTTTTACTGGTTTTATGCAATGTGGATATAAAAAATTACTAGGCCAAATAATTAATCTACCAGGTTTATTTTCAAGATAAAATTCATTTGCTCCTTCTATTTCTTTAAAGAAAAGATTACCTCCTTCGTAATCATCATTTAAGAGTAGCGTACAACTTAATGTTCTTGGTGCTGACATAGCATGATCCCAATGATAAACATACTCATCAGATTTTTTATATTTTAATAATTCAATACTCACTATATCCGTCACAATGCTACCTCTAATATGATTAATTTCTTTATTATACTCTTTGAGATAATGCTGTAGTAATGAATATAAATAATTATACCAATGAACTATAGTCATAGAATCTGAAAGGTTTGTTAAATTTTTAAGATTTACACTTCTTAGTGTTTTATCTATTTGTCCCTCATCAATTCCACCTGGTTCAAAATTTATTGTATTTCCAACCTTAACAATGTTTGCAATTGTTTCCACAGGAATTACATTATCATATATTTTAATGTATCTATTTAATTCCATTTTTTTTTAAACCAAAATTTATTTTTGTATATATTCACATTTTGTAAAAAATAAGAAAGTTTACTTTTTCTTATAAATTGTGTTGTAGCACTTTTAATTTTCATTTTCCAAGACTCTCTTTTAAAAGGTATAATTTGGACATATGGTGTTCCTTTTTTTATTATTGTGCTTATATTAGGATATTTATCTCCATTAACAATTATCGGAAAATTAATCTCGTTTGGAAAGCTATCTGTATCAACCATACCAGGTATAATAGAAAATCTATCATCAGTATTATTCATAGGAGGTAAAAATAAACAAGAATATCCAGGAGGTGTTTTTATTATCCAAGGATTAAATATTTTTAAAAAAGGTTGTTTATTATTTTTATCAACAAGAGGGGAACCTTTAACTTGATCAGTAGGGTGGTAGTTCGGTTGTGATGGGGCAAGATTAATTGATTTTGCTTGATTAAAACCATCATCCGTATTCAGAGGATCAAATTCAAAAAAAGGAACTTGTTTACCATTTTCATTTCTAAATGTGTGTCTAAAACTGTAATCTTGGGGTACTTTTAGAAGGTATCCAGTTGTAAGCGTATCTAAAACAGGCATACAACCTTTTATTGTTTTACTTTCAACTTTATGCTCTAATTTTTTATACCATTCTGGAAGGTTAAATTTGATAGGTGTAGGATAGTCTTCTTTTAAATTAAAATAATCTTCATGAGCGAGAAATTCAATGACTTTTTCATTCATGCAAAGATATTGCTCTTTTTTATGAAAAAATCAACCTATATTAATTCAAACACGTTTACTATTTCTTGTCCTTGATCACTAATATATTTTTCAAAAGTCTCTCGAACAGGAACTGTAGACATATCAAGAGATGTTAAATAATTTTTATAGTTATTCACATTAGTTGCAAAAGGTTTACTTGAATTATTTTCGAGCCATTTATCTAACGCTGCTACTACAACATTTTTTTGCTCTTCGTGGTTGTAGTCTTGATCTGTATATACATCTTCGTAAGTTACATTTGTTCCATCATAAATTACATTTTTAAGATTTTGTTGCACTGCATTAAAATCAGATTGAGAAACTTCTACTACATCGTAAGGTTCTAAACTCCAATCAGAATTATTATCGATATGAGCTTGATCCTTAGCAATCCAAACAAGTCTTCCTGTAGTTGATTCTGTATTTTGATTAAAAATAAATTTAGCCATTTTTATGCTCCTGTATTTTCAAAAACTGCTATCATCCCAGCATCACCAGCTGAACCAGCGAATGCGCCTCCTTGAG